TTGGCTCTCTCCCATATATCGTCTTAAGGACTATCTCTTTCATAGGACGATAAGGAAGGTATTTAGGTTGTCCTTCTCTCTTGACATGATTTTCTACGCAATAGTGTCTAAGATATACCCCTCCTTTCAAAGAGAAAAAGCCATTTTTCGGTACACTGACTAAAGAATGTCCAACTCGAATATCACGCAATTCCATGCCGATGTACTCATCGAGCCACTTAGCAAACTGATGTGCATTCAACAATTCGGACAAAGGACCTCGAGGAAGAAAGTACCAATTATCATCTCCATAAACTACGATAGCTATAAGTTTGGTCATAAGAGCAGTCTCGATCTGACTTGCATACTGAGGGTAATCCTCGGCTTTGGTAAGACAAAACATGACAAAAAGAAAGAGCAACAACCAGCTGTCCATATGTGAAGTATGTAACGCCCCACTAGGAACTCCTCCACAAACTATAGCCCATAAATCAGCTGTTAAATGAGTAACTTTCTGTGTAAACTCTTCAATAAGAAATTCTATGGTTTTTTTTTGCCTGAGGGTAGTCTTCATGGTGAGGATCGAAATATTGCAAACGACTCGAAAAAAATAAGTTAATGAGCTCATCCGCCAATGACTGATCGATCTTTGTAACGTCTCCTTCATTAAGGATCCATTCTGAAGGATCGGTAATTCCCAGAGAGCCAAGCAGAGCATCCATACCACCTTTCGTCCATGCTCGACCAATCCCGATTGATCCACCTAGCTCCAACTTACGCGTTACACCTATTACATGCTCTAACAAAATTATAATCAGATCTGGAATAACGAAAATCCTTCCTTTTTGCATTTTTCTAAACATATCATCGGGCCTATCCATAAAATAATTCTCTTCTTTATAGGTAATCTTAAAAGAACCAAATGGTCGGACTCCATTTAGAAAGAAATCTTCAAACTGCTTCATAGCTGCAGGTAGAGCTTCATATTTCTTCCCGTTGGGATTATGGACAACTTGAACTCCCTTATGATGGGTCTTAACTATTTTTTGTGACTGGTTGATCCCTGATGAAGTACCCAAGTACATTATTGAGATAATGCGGTCCAAAAGCAATTCAGGAGCATGGAGTCCAATTTCCCCCGACGCTTTGCACAAATGAGTAACTATATCGATCGCTTTAGGAA